GTGTATCGGGTGAGGTCGATGCCGAGGTCCGGGTATGGTTTGCGAACCAGGAACCCTTTGGTCGTTGCGACCTCTGCGGACTTCGAGCAGACCCATCCGTCGGAATCGTAGCCTCGCCACGCCCACAGGCTCTCCGGCGCGACGACACCTTGCTCGACGCCTTCGCGAGGCAACTCTGGGGCACCTTCGACCTGGCCCGTGACCTCGTCGGGCTTGCCGTCGTTGATCTCGACGGCGATCGTCGTGAGCAGGCAGCTCGCCGTTGCGCGCGCAACACAGTCACCTGTCAGTTGCGTCGGGCCTGGGAACGAGCCGGGGAAGATTTTGTCGACCACTGGAAACAGCATCGTGAGCTTGCCGCGGCCGGCGTCTGCGAACTCCCACTCGTGGGCCACGGCGGACCCGTCTGGGTTGCCGCCGCGACGAAGCACCGAATCGGCGAACTCCTCGTCGGCACGCAGGTCTTGCCGGCAGCCGAGGAGGCCGTTCGTATAGGCGTCGAGCGGATTGAAATCACTCATCTCTGCCGATCCCGAATGACCACGAGAGGACGCCGCAGGCGGCGATCAAGCGGCGGCGGGCGTCGGCATCCAGCTCGCGAACGTCGGCCCCGAGGGCATTGACGTACACCTCGTCGATCGCCTCGGCGAGGCCGGGATACTTGCCCACGCTGGCCTTGTCGATGGCAAGGTTCAGCGTCCCGGCATGGAACGCGGCAAACTGGTCATTTGAGGAGATGATCGGCTTCTCGCGGTCGCCGTCCCGCATCAATACATACGCCATCGCGTCGTAGAGCGTGGCGAGGTAGATGCGATCCTTCGGCAGCATCCGCGGCAGGATCGGCTTCAGCGGCGCGGCGAGTTTCAATAGTTCTGGCGAAGGCTTCGGCGTGTCGACGTTTGTCAGCGGTGCAGGGGGCCAGAGCGCGGTCAACTCGGAACCCTTCCACGCGAACACGAGCAGCACCGCAGCCACGATATACCTCACTGGAAAATTCACTTGTCGCTCCCGTCGACGAGGGCGAGCGTCAGGACGTCGATCGCGTTTCTCTGATCCTGCTCCAGGCAGCCAGTGCGAAGAAGCCGCAGGCGAACGCTCTGGAGGTCGTCCATGACCTCGCTGTAGGGGGGCTTCACGGCGGCCGGCCCGACAGGCTTTCGGGTCGCCAGCCACGCCGCAGCGGCCTTCAGCGTCGGCCACGCCGCCACCCCGACCGCGGCGACCGCCGCCAGCGTCTGCTCGATGGTCATGCCTGCACCTTACTGACGATCCACTGGAAGAATGCCTGGCCTTCTGGAGCCTTGAGAAGCGCCTCCAGGTGGAACAGAGCCTCGTCGTCGACCTCGACGTCGCTCTTCCCCGCGGCCCACTGGAGAGCCTTCACGACGGCCAGAGCCTGGTCGTAGGGGTTCTTCGCGTCCATGATGACCTGGACGCGGCCCAGAAGCGGTGCCCACTCGGCCAAGAGCTTCAGTTTGTCGAGGATGGGCAGATTCGCCCCGTACAGGTCTTCAGGTCGCTCTTCCATCTCGAACCTCCTTGTTTTTGGCGTCAAACAGAAACCGCAGATAAGCCTGTGAATTCGTCCTGCCGCGGCTGGTCAACTTGCCCCAATGACTCGGCGGGGGCTCCTGCACCTTGTTCATCAGTGGCGGCGTGTCGTCGCCCGTGCGTCGCTCGAAATCTCTCCTGTCGATGGGCGTGCGGTCGTCAATCATCGCCGTGGGCAGTCCACTGAATCAGGTCGTAGGCGTCATCAAAACACACCCGGGCGATCTCCATAGCCTCGCTGCGGCCCAACTGCCGGTCGAACTTCCACACCTCGTCCTCGACGATGTCGTCGCCACGCCGGAGCGTGAGACGAGCCTCCTTCGGGGCGATGACCAGACGCAGTTCCGCACTCATCCATTGTCTTGTCCTGTCGGCTCATTCATTCTAACAGTCCTAGCGGCCTCAAGGCGGGCTTCCCGCTCCGTCTGCGACCACCCGGCGCGGATGCGTGCCGTCTCGAGTCTGATCTCGGCGGGGGTCGGCAGATAGAACTCAGGCTCCGCTCGCTCGCCCAATCCGAGCGATGCCGCGAACTCGCGGACGCCGTCGGCAGTCATCCCCATCTCTTCGCAGATTTCTGCGAACGTCGAGTCGCCGGCCCACAGCCGGTGCAGCTTCCGCTTCTCGTTGGCTCGCTGTTTATTCCTTGCGATCTCTTCCGTCGTGAGTCGCCTGCGGTTCATTGCCAGTGCGCGATATACCTGGAGCCTGGGTTTAGATAAAGCTGGTAGCCGGCACGCTGCATGTGCCGGTGAAGGGCGACGTGCTCGCAGTCCCCGCCCTCGTAGCGGACGCCTGGGGCGAGGATCGCGTCGGCCGTGTAGACGCAGAGGCCGCCGAAGGCCGAATTCATCGGCACCGGCGGGGCGCCGACAGGGAAGATGAGCATGGAAAACCAATTAAAGCCAATCTCATCGCGTCGATCGCGCCACCAGTTCGGCCGTGCCGCCCATGAGTCGTACTGCGCGATGTGCGGCGGTTCGCCCTCTTCGCGGTGCTCTGCCCACAAACTAAAACTCGCCATGCCGCCGGGGCCAAGCGTCGACTGTTGTGTCTGCTTGTAGGCCAACCACCCGATCGAGTTGAAGATGCCGTCGACGCTGAAGCCGCCGTGTGGGTCGAGGTCAAGGACGATCACCCACGTCGCGTGCCGCCCCCGGCCGCGAATCCAGTCGAGGCACTTGTTCCGACAGTGGGCCAGCCGCACCGTCCGCTCCGGCTCAAAACCCCGAGAGTCGATGCCGCCGAGGGTGTCATGCTCCACGGTGAACCACGGTTTGCCAGCCTCAAACTCGTCAAGGCACTCGGCCGTCCCGTCGGTAGAGTCGTTTTCGTAGACGTACATCTCGCACGACAAAAACGCCGGCACGGCCTCGGCCACGAGAGCCAGCGTGTTCGCCAAGTGCGGCATGGCGTTTCTGGCAATGCCGACGATCACGGCGTCTCCATGCTTCGCCGCATCGCGGCCAAGCGCGACCATCTTCGTGTAGGAGTCCTGGAACTCCTTGTCGACAGGCCACTTGTCTTCAGGTCGCGTTGGCACAAAGACTCCTGATCTCGCCGAGGCGGTCGGGGTACTGCGTCACATGGACGAAGGCTGGGTCGGCGACGGCTCGCCTGTCGGCCGGGTGGTGGTTCCACTTCTGCGACAAGAAATGCGTTCTGTCATGCAACTCCGTCGGTTTGGCGAGCACGGAGTTCGGCCGCCCGTCAACGGGCGAGACGTCGTATCCCATGACGGTCAGCATCGCCGCCTGCTCCCACCACGGGTGATGAAGGAACTCCGGCCGCATCGTGTCCCAGACGAGCTGGAGCGTCGGAATCATCTCCCTGGTCACAAGCCAGATGCCGCAGTTCGGAACCGTTCCGCACTCCGTCTCGTGCTCGACGACGGCCTGCCAAGCATCATCTGGCACCTCATCAAGAATGTTTTCCTGCGACCGAAAGACCACGACGTCGGCGTCGACCCAGATGACGCGGGCGTAGTCGCGAAGAGCCGCGCCGATGTTGGGCACCTTGACCCACGACGGCGGCGTGGCCCCGTTCGACAAGTTGACGCAGCAAAAGTCCATCCCGTGCTTGAGCGCGTAGTCCTCGAGGAGCGGCAGAGTATGCGCCGCGATCCTGGCGAACGAAGTGCCGCACCAGCCTGTCATCAAAAGGTCGCTCATGGCGAGAATGTCACTCCCCTGATGTGATCGATGATGCCCGGCCTCCGAAGCCAAGCATTTGTGGCGTCGGATAGCGCCGCCTTTGCGTCGGTGCTGAAGAGTATCTCCTGGTGGTAACTCGGCTTCTCCTGCGCGACCACGAAGCCGCCGTGAACTTCTGGGACATAGACGCACCCTTCACGCAGCGCCGCAACGGTGTACCCGATCGAGTCAGACCACGGGCCGAGCCGCCAGTAATCCTCGCTGTGAAGCCAGAGCAGGAGATCGCGCCTGATCGCAGCGCCCACGCCGCATTCATTTCTGAATCCGGGGTTCGCCAGCACGCGACTGCGAAACTGCTCGCCCGAAAGCCTCGTCGTCTCGGCGTACCCGTACCTGCGAACGTCAATCTGCCGCGGCGGGTCGCCCTCCTGTAGAAGGGCGTAGTCGCTCCACGCCACCCCCGGCAGGTCGCCTGGAGCTGATTTCACTGCGGCGGCAAAGTCGCCGTACAGCACGTCGTCCGCGCCCATGCACACGACGTAGTCCGACGAGAGCGACTCAAACACCGGCCCCATCGCCTGAACCCAGTTATCCGACTTCTCTGCGTGCGACACGGTTCTGACGGGGTACGATTCGGCCACCGCGAGGCTATTGTCGGTGCTTGCGTCGTTGATCACGACGACCTCGTCGGCACTTTGGTTCAACGCGGCTTCGATGGCTCGGCCAAGCGTCTTGGCGCGGTTCCAAACCGGGATGACGACGGCGACGGTGCTCATGTGTTCGCCCCCGCGCACACGGCCAGGCGATAGTGGCACATTGGCCCGAAGCCCGTGTGCAATGTCTCGTCGTTCATGCCAAATACAAAGACGTTGGTAAAGAACCTCTTGAGCGTCGAGCGGAGTTGGTCTTCGGTCTTGCAGTTGACGTGACCCGCCTTGCTCAGTTCCGAGGCGTGCGACTGCGACTCAAGGGACGGCATCCCGCAGACGAACGACCCCCGCGGCCCCACGCTCGCGGCGATGTTGCCGAGAAACGGCCCCTCCCTGTTGGGTGGGATGTGCTCCAGAACATCCAGGGCGAACGCGGCGTCGAAGTGCTTCGGCAGCCTATCGGGCGGATACTGCGGGCCGGTGCGCATGTCGTGCTGACGCAGGAGTATGTTTGCCGGCGGTTTCATCGACCTAGCCTCGTCGATGAACGCGGCGTCGAAGTCCGTCGCGACGACGTGCCCGACGGCCTGCGCCACCACCCGCGTGGCCCAGGCATCGCCGCAGCCAACCTCCAGAACCCAGTCGCATCCCGCCAGCACCCTCGCGACGAACTTGTACCTCGCCAAGGTGAAGCCAAGCCGCTTCGCGTCGGTCGCGTAGGTGTGTGAACTCATGCGGCCTAATTCCAGGCGGTCGTGACCCCACAGCTCGGCGTACTGCGGCTCGCTCACCCGAGGCTCTCCAAAAATGCTTTGGCGTCGCCGGCCGACCGCACGACGGCCACCGGGCATCCGACCCCAATCAACTCACGCATCCGATGCTCCTGAATCCGCGTCGGCTCCTCGCCCGGCCGCTTCGCCTCGAGCCAGACCGCACGGCCCTCCTTGATGAGCAAAACATCGGGGAGGCCGGCAACGGAAAACTGGCTGCCGTGATTCTTCATGGCCCAGTAGCCCATCGACCGAGCCACGGCCATGACGTTCGCGACGATCGTCTTCTCGAGCGGTGGTTTCTTCACCCATGAATTGTCGGGCTATGTAGGAATTAGTCTATAGCGTTCTGGACGAAGGCGCAGACGCGGCCGTCGTAGGCGTAGGAAGGCAGCCGCCACGGGCGGGCCGTCGGGCCGACGCGGCGCTTCTCCCGCTCCTCGTCGCTCCAGCGGGCGCGGATCGCGGCCTTGCGCCGCTCGTATTCCTCGCCGACGATCACCTCTTCCTTGGCCTTCCGCCGATTGAACTCTCCGTGCATGTGAACGCGAGGGGGGAGTTTGTACCGCTGGCCGAGCCGGTAGAGTTGGTAAACGCTGATGCCTAGTTCCCTCGCCACCTCCAGATTCGGCGTCTTGCCGTGCCAGAGCGAGAAGAGTTTGACGGCGTCGACTTTTGGGTTGTGGCTCATGGTTGCTTTGCTCCGTTCCATCCGGCGATCAGTCGGAGCGACAGCCGCTCGACCTTGTTTTTGAGGCTGGCGTTCTCGGCCCACAGCCGGCCCAGTTGCGCGTTCTTCGACGCCCGCTCAAGACTCAGTTCCGACTCCAGGCGGGCCTCGCGACGCAGTGCCCGCTCCAGCCCTCGCTGGTGCCCGCGGCAGGCTTCCTGGGAGCGACGGTAGAGCAACTCGTACCGGCCGACGACGGCCAGGAGACGCTGAACCTCGGCCTGGAGGAATTCGACGTCAGTCATCGTCGATCTCTCCCAAGACGAAGCGGTTCAACGCCCTTCCGTACTCCTCAATGCTCTCTTTCATAAGGAGCGTCGCCACGGCGAGGCCGCTGGCACCTGCCTCTTTCGCCAGGATCGCGGCAGCCTCAGCGCCGTCGCACACCGTCCGCAACGCCTGCTGCATCGCAACCAGTCGCACGGCGAGGTCGACGCGTTCTTCGTGTGTCACTGCACGCGGAGCCACTGCCCGCCCTCCTTCTCAAAGAGAGTCGGCCAGAACCCGGCCCGGCGGGCCACGAGCAGCATGTGCGGGTGGAAGACGGCGACCGTGCCGCCGTTTTCGTGGAGCACGGCCGAGAAGATGCCGGAGGCCGCGAAGGCGGCGATGCCTCGGAGGCGGTACGGCGGCGCGACGAAGGCTTCGAGGGTGTCGTATACCGCGTTGTCGCCTTCGTAAAACGGGTTTGAATCCATTTCATCGTCGGTGGCTGCGTCGAACGTCTCCCATACCTCCGTTCTCGCCCACCCGATGATCTCGCCGTGATCTAAGACCAGGGCGATGTGGCCGTCGGCGGCCGTTGGTTTCGACGAGCCGTCGATCCAGGAGGTCAACTTCCGCTGGAAGTCGCTGCCGGGCCGGGTCAGGTGGTCGCGGACATAAGGAGCCGACGAGGCGACGAAATCGGCGATGGCGAGGGTGGTGCAGATCATGACGGTTGGGGTCCGGTTATCGACACATCTTGTCTGAAGCAGCAGAGACTTCGTCCGGGTATCCGCCTCCGTGATCGACGTACCCTATCGCAAGTAGTTCATCGACAATATCGTTTCCGAGGTGCGATGGATCGTTGATTTCGCACACGATCGCATCGCCAATAAGACTCCACGACGAAATCCTCCCGCTCGTGATGCCAGAACACGGCCGCCAAGTTCGCGGAGTCGGAAGATCAATCCATGAGCCGACCGGAAGAATCGCTGGCATTGGCATCTTGATCCACAGCTCGCCCGCATAGTCATCGGCGAGTCGCTCGGCAGAGTGCGCCGCGAAGCGCACGCGGCACCACACTGGCAGTCGCGGATTTTCGCTCATCTCACCACCCACCCTTCAACGGCTTCGTCCTAAAGAACCCGCGACACTCCGGGTGCTCGTCCATGAACAGCCGCGCGTAGTAAGCGATGAAGTTGTTGCTGATCTTGAAGTCACCGCCCAGCGTCTCGACCGTCGTCTCCCAGCGGATGCGGTTCACGATCAGCCAGGCGCTCAGTTTGCGGTGGCCGCGGTCGATCGCCTCGAACGTGAAGCGCTTGAATAGGTCGTAGACCTGCGGGTTGGCACTGTGCCAATCCAGCCACCGCTGACGTTCTGTGGAGATTTGGACGAGCATCACTTCCCCATCACCGTCGCGATCCACTCCCGAAACAGCGACACCCGCGTGTGCCCCATCTCCTCGCCCCGTCGACTTCGTAGCGGCCCCTTGTCGGCCATCGTGAACGACGCGATCCCGACGAGCCGGCCCGACGAAAACATCGGCCCGCCGGAGTCTCCCGGCGAAATGCAGAACTCCATCGGAGACGCGCCGCCGGCCGTGCAGACGATGAGGCTGCGCTCAAACCGCTCGACGGCGTTCGTCCCGGCCCGCAGGCGGCCGTCGGCCGTCGTGTACCCCGTCCCCAGCCGCCCGTGGAGGCCGTAGCCGGCCACACTCACGATGTCGCCGATCTCGGCGTCTTGCTCTGTCGCCAATGGCGGGTAGTAAGACAACCCGAACGGCTCGGCCACACGCAGCAGGGCCAGATCGTTCCAGCCCAGGTTCTTTGGATCGAACTCAGGATGCACAACGATCTCGACGGCATCGTGCGTCAGATTGATCGTGACGCAGTCGGCCCCGTGTACGACGTGTCCTGCCGTCAGCGCCCAGTGGTCGTCGATCAGTGTCGCCGACGCGAAAGCGATGTGCCCGTCGGTGCCGGTGACGGCGAGTTTCGCCGTGTACGGCCGGAAGCCGTCAGCGTAGTCGAGGTATACCGAATCGGGTATACGCTCGTCCGTCGTGCCGGCGAGGGCTGCGGAGGCGAATAAGGCTGCGACGACGGCCTTCATTCGTCCCTCGTCATGTAGGGGAACAGGGTGCAGTAAAACGCCGCCCCGACGAGAACGAGGAGCGTGCCGACGTTGAGCCAGACGTGAAGGAGGTTGTCGATCACTTCTTGGCCTCCGCAGGCAGAAGCTCCGTCCGCATGATCTCCGTATCCGGCGGCGCCTTGATCGCAAGGCGAACGCTGCCGTCCCAAATCTTCGTCACGACGATTTCGATGTCATCGCCGATCTTGATGCGCTCTCCGCGCTTTCTCGTCAGAACGAGCATGGCTGACTCCTTTCAGCGGACTTGGTAATAGCGGCCACGAGCGTGCCGCTCTTCCTCACTCCAACGCTTTTGCAGTTTCTTGCAAGCGACGATGATCTCGAGCGGTTTCGGATCGGGCGCTCTCACGCTCGTGCCACCGCGGTGGCCCAGGTTCTCTTTGAGAGACGATTTCATTGTGACACTCCATTGTCGTGGTGCGTAGGCTATCCTGCGGACTGATTTCTGGCAAGCCACGTTTCGCAGGCGGTTTTGACCGCCGGCCGCTTGTGTTCCTTGGCTGCCCAGATGACGTAGTCCAGCCCGCGCGGCAAGGCCACGGCCTCGTCGATCGTCAGGCCGACAAATCGGCCGTCTCGGAATTGGAACTCCGTTGGCTTCGGCTCGAGGTGGCCTTTGATCACGGGCACCCACTGGCACGTCAGGCAGAAGCAGCACTGGATCAGCCATTCGCCACGGTCTTCGTGGATGATGTCGTGGGCGCTGCCACGGCAGAGCGTGTCTGCGCACTCGTGGGTGTGGTCGAGGCGTCCGAGGGCTTTGAGGGCAGGCGGGGCGGTTTGCCCCTTAATAGAATGTCGTTTTTCAGGGGTCTGAAAAACAGCGGAGGGGGGTACGACTTTTTGCGCGCGCGCGCGCTTTTTCGTCGGTTCTTCGGGCGAAACATCGAAAAGCAGGCTCATACGGGAATCTCCATGCGGTAGCGTTCGCGGGGGTCGTGGGCAATCACCAGCTCATGCTTCGCCCTAGTGCAGGCGACGTACTCGATGCGGCGCTCCTCGGCGAATCGCACCGGATCGTCCTCTTCGCCCTGGCGAATCCGGCGGCCGATGCTGGACAGGAGCACCACCTTGCTGGCCTCCTGACCCTTCACGGAATGCACCGTGCCGATGCGAATCTTCGGGCTGCTGACGGCCTCGACGCCGAACCGCTTCGCCGCCCGCACCCACTTCGTGCCGCCGTCCGGCAGGCCGCTCCACGACCCAGTAGAGATCGCGTCCCGCAGATGGTCCGTCGCCCCAAGGAGCGAGAGGTCTTCTGGGTAGATGCGGTCGAATTGATCCGACAGCCCCTTCGACCACCTGGCCTTGCTGCCACGCTCGAGCCACGTCCGGCCGTCCGTTGTCTTGGACGGTAGCATTTCAAGCACGCACGACCACTGGTCGGCCGTGATCGCCTCGCCGTGCTGGAGCCGCCACAGGCCGCCCATGCCGAGGTCGCGGTTGTAGGCACCATCCTTGGCCTTGACCCGACGAAACGGCATCCCGAGGTCTTCCAGGATGTGCTGAATCCTGGCGACGTTCCGATTCGTCCGTGCCACGACCAGCGTCTCGACGTTCGGGTCTAGGTCTTGCAGGTCATCCTCGTAGTTCTCGCTCTCCACGACCTTTCCGTCGTGGTCGGCCGGCGCGATCCCTCGATCCCAATAGTCCGGCAGCCGCTGGAGGCACCGCTCGCCGACCGCCATGATCGGCGGCGCACACCGCCACGACTTCTCAGCAACGTGCTGTTTCTGGACGTCCCAGCCCATGAAGTGTTCTGCGCTGGCCCCCGCCCACGAATACAGCACTTGGTACGGGTCGCCGAGGAGCCAGGCCCATTTGCATGAGTCACCCGTCACGAGCCGCCGGCAGGCCAGGTCGAGCAGCTTGCTGGCATCCTGGGCCTCGTCGAAAATCCAGCCAACGACATCGTGCGGGATCGTGCCATCGGGGTCGACGTCCGTCGGCCCGACGGCTGGGTCGAACCGCAGCCCGACGAACCGGCAGAGCATATCGGTGAAGTCCATGCGGGCGTCGAGACGCTTCGCGGCCTCGTACATCTCGATCCGCTTGATCACCTCGTCGGCCGCCGGAGCCTCCGGGTCGGAGTCTGCCTCGACAACCTGCCGCAGCGGCACGACAAGATTCCTCGCCAGGCTCCAGTAGTTGAGGCTGGCCGCCGCCACGGGGTCGCCGGCGTATAGCTTGACCCCGCCGTCGTCCTCGTCGAAGCAGGACGCCACGTCGCTCCCCAGAGCCTCAGACACCCACTTATCATCCTCCTTCGTGCCGCCGATGACCTCGCCCCTGGATACCCCCAGGACGCGATAGGCGACGCTGTGGCACGTCTTGAACCAGCCGTTCCTCTCCAGGTCGGCCGGGTTCATCCCCCAGGCCACAGCGGCCCTCCCAGCGGCCTCCTGGCGGGCCGCCCTCGTGAACGACGAGAACCCCAGCACGAACGGGTTTCCGTTGACCTCTGGCCGCTCCAGAGCCTTCTCCAGAATGCCCATCGCACGGGTCGTTTTGCCAGTCCCGGCCCCGCCAACCTCACGCGCTCCTAACATTTCGGCTCCTTTTTGCCTGTTTTGGACGGTTGGACGGTCTACCTCAAAAATCGACCGTCCACCCTTAAGTCCTTATGTTTCAACCATTTCCGTCGCCAAGACGGTGGACGGTGAGTGATTTTCGATTTTTGAAAAAACCTGATCGACCTCCCCCTTTACCGTCCATTCGTTTTCGTCGCCCGCCGACATCGCCTCCAGGGCCGCGACCCACTCCTTCGTGAACACGACGTACTCCAGCCGGCCCGACTGAAAGCGGTGCCTGCGGTGGTCGAAATCCTTGGCCCCCATCGCGTCGAGGAGCCTCATGCGGAGTTTGTTCCGCTCCCCCGGCGCGACGTCGTGCATCCGGCCGATGTCTTCCCAGACCTTGCCCCACTGGAGCCAGAGTTCGTCCGGCGTCACCCAGCACGGCCGCCCAGACTCGTTCGGCTCCGGAGCCTCCTCGTTTCGAGGCTGCGTGGCCTTCTTGATCACCTGGATGCAGTAGCCCGCCAACTGGGCGTAACGCAGGCTCGACGAGCCGACGTAGATGTTGTCTTCCTCGTTGTTTCGCTGGACGAGCTGCTCCATCAATCCGGAGATGCTTTGGCCCCCCGTCTTCTTCGACGCCTCGATGCCTTTCCAGATGCCGTGCCACTTGCCGGCGTCGCCGTCCAGGATCACGCGGTGCGTGGCCGTGAACACGGTGCTCGCCACCTTGGCTGCCGACCGGAACGTGTCGAACGTCATCTGCACGCGACCCCGGCACGGCGTGTTCTCCCAGGCCGGGACGCAGAGGATCACCTCGGGCGGGTCGCCCTTCACGAACTGAATCGACCAGTCGCCGGGGCGGTAAGCCTCGACGCCGCTGACGTCCATCCGCTCCAGGCCGTGAGACGTGTAGCCCGTTGCCGCAGTCTGCTTCTTTGCGTCAGCCGTGATCTGATCGGCCTCGGCCCGTACAGAATCTTCCTTCAGGTCAGTAGGCGACGGCTCTGCGCTGACTTCTTGATACTTCCTCCGATAGTGCTCGAAGCACGAGTTGATGACCTGAAGCGCCTCTTTCGTCGACTTCGGCGGGTGGATGTATTTCTCGTTGGCGTCCTGAATCTCCTTCGTGAGCACCTCGCGACGCTCCGGCTTCAGTGGGTCGCGGTCGTTCACGATCTTGTTCCACGCCCAGTAGAGGAGAGCCTTGTGTCGCCCCTCGCCGTCGTGAACGTCACGGAACACCAGCGGCCCGCCTCGCGTCGTAAGCGCGCCGCCGCTCCCCCCGCCGCCGTCGTAGTTCACGATTTGTTTGAGCAGCTCCTTCGGCGTCTCGGCGACCTCGACCTCCTCGATGGATAGCCCCGGCTTCCAGGCGTAGCGGACGCCGGAGTAATGCCACGACGGGGGCATGACGCTCTGAATCTGACTGCCGCCGCCTCCGATCCGGCACTCGAGGCCGCCCGGCTCGGCCTTGGAGATGCTCTCCAGGCACTTGTCCCACAGGGTCATCTGGTGCGTCGATCGGCCACTCGTCCACGACGGCGTCTCGAGCCTGTCGATGCCAAGCGATTGCCGGTAGGCTGCGCCCTCCGGCGTGTCGTTCTCGTTGTCGATTACGCCCGAGCCGACGCCAAGAACGCAGCCAGCGTTAAATGGGATGCCGTCATCCCAGGCGAGGAGGTCGTCCTCGGTGCGGGCGTATCGCTCCCCCCAGTTCGTGCCGACGGGGTGCTTCCCGGCACTCCGCTCGCCGGACTTGCCTACGGCGCACTCCGGGTTGCCGCAGGTGCAGCGGCCGTCGGGCCAGATGCCGTGCAGCCTGACGACGCGAAGACCCTTGGAAAGGTACATCGCGCACGCCTTGAACATCTCGTCGAAGTCGAATTCAAATGCCATCTCGAACTCCATTTCGATTGAAAGAACCCCCTGCGGAGCCGGCTCATCGCCGGCCCCGCAGGGGTCGTGTCTCGCCCGATCGGCGTGGCGGGGAAAGGTGGCCGCCAGAGGCTCGTCAGACTTCCAGTGGTTACTCGCCACTCACGGCTAGGCGGCCGGGCAGTCCCGATGAAGACCGCTTATGGGCCGCCGGCCCAGCCGCTGGATCACTCCTCCTCGTGGGCGTCGACCGTCACGGTCGCGCCGCTCGGAGGTGCCGAGAACATCCGCTTCAGCGGCTCGGTGTAGGTCACGCGAGCCACCTCGGCCTGCTCCGGCGTGATCGTGCCCACGAGACGTGGGACGATCTGGGAGTAAGGCTGACCGCCGCTCGACTTCACCTTCGTCAGCTTGAGGCCGATCACGCAGGCGTAGTGGAAGTCAGGCAGCCTCTTGGCGAACGGGAGGAACGCACGCAGCGACCCAGGCCCGATCGACACGAGGAGCGGCCACACGTCGCCCTGACGAAGGATCGCGAGCACGCGAGCCTCCTTCACCTTCTTCCCGGCACCGCTCTTGCCAGAGCCGTAGCCGAACTCCGGCGAGGCTGAGAGCGCGGCCCAGTCGTAGCGGCGGTCGCCGACACGGAACTTCTCCAGAGCCTTCGGGTCGATGTCCCCAAGGTCATCGCTGACCCGGTAGCCCACGAGCAGGTCGTTGCTCACGAGCACCGGCCGCATCTCGGACGGATCGTCCTTCGGCCAGAGCACCCCCCGCTTCCCGATGGCAACGAGGAGGCCGACGATCTCGTCGGTGCTCTCGACGTTGCCATTGTTGTCAAGGTTCCACGTCACGCCGCCCCCTGCCGGCGTCGGAACCTTGATCAGGTCTTGCTCGTTCATCGGCTCGCCGTCGAGGTTCGCCGAAATGATCTTGGCCTGTCGGCTATCAGCCGCCAGGGCCGGGTAATCGACCGTCTTAACCGTTGCAATCGCAGTGCTCATGGCTTTCTCCTTGAGCGTGTTACCGATCCATCAACCATCACTGCGGCGACGCGCCGCCGTGACATCAACCAACCGTGACGTGTCGGAGCCTCGGAGCGACGTACTCGCCCACGAGTCCCTCGAACGGCGTCCCGGCAGACCAGGGCTGGCTGGCATCCGTGCCAGCCTCCCTTGACTGCTCCTTCAAGAAGGACTTCAGCCTCGCTGTGTTGACGCTTGTCAACGCCTCCAAGCATCCAGCCTTCCGAGCGGCTTCCATGACCGCCTCCTTCGTGGCCTCCGTGACACTGCACGAGTGCTCCCACTCGACACGCCAGCTCCGTCCTGCGACCCGGACTCCGTCCAGCCGCTGCGTTTGCATTTCCTCGACGGCGAGCCGCTCCAGATGCGTGCGGCGCTTTTTCAGCGTCTCGATCTGGCCGTCGAGTTCCTTGATCTGCTTGTCCACGTCGGTGATCTCAGCGAGCACCGGCTGTAGTGTTGTGTCGGCTAAAACCTCTGATGATGACATCGACTACCTCTTTTCTCTCACGAAGCGCCTCGTACACGCGGCCGTCCACAGTGGAGCGGCCATTGATTGTCGCGACGAGGTGATACACGAAAACTTTCTTCTCCTGCCCGGGGCGGTGCAGGCGGGCGACGGCCTGCTCGTATTCCGCGAGCGAGTAGCCGAGCGAATAGAAAAATGCGTAGCAGCAATTCCGCTCGCCGCAGCGCGTCATATCGACGCCGATGCCGCCCGATTGAATCTGAGTGATGAGCGTGTTCGTCTTGCCGGCCTGCCAGTCGGCTAGCTCGTTCGCGTGGCCTGAGAGTTCGCTGACCGTGCGGCCATCGGCGAGCGCCGCAGCCTTGGCCGCGGCAATGTCAGAAGTGAATCGGCAGAAGACCACAAGCGGCTCAGTCGTTGGCAGGTCTTGTAGTCTATCTGCCAGAGTCGCGGCCTTGGCTGGATGCTCGGCAATTTGGCTGGCCGCCGCCTCGCCGTCGAACCGAACGTACCCGCCGCAGATTTGCTGGATTCGTAGCAACTGCACCAAAGCGTTGGCCGGCGTCACCGTGCCCGCCTCGCAGACGGCACAGAACTCAGTCTCCACCTCGCGGTAGAGCTTCGCCTCCTGCGGAGAGAGTTCGCAGGGCACGTCCTGAAACGTGATCGGCGGGAGATCGAGGACGTCGCACGACCGCACATGGTGCGTCGTCGCGGCGATCTTCTTGTGGGCCTCGGGGAGATTCTTAAACCCGACGATGAAGTTCCGCCCCGGTGGCGTCACGGCGTAGTTCGCTTTGTGGAGCGTGTAGGACGTACCAAAAGTGGTGCAGTCCGGCGATTCGACGCTTCGATAGATCGCCCAGGCGTCAAGGATCGAATGCGGGATCAGCGTCCCCGACAACCCCAGCCGCTTCGCCTGCGGGTTCGCCTTCGTCATCTTTCCAGCCCAGCGGCTCGCCACCCCCGACGCAGACTTCAGCCGGTGAACCTCGTCCCACACCAAGAAATCCCACTTGGCCTTCTCAATGCCCTTGATGCGCCAGACCGATTCGTAGTTGCACACGACGATCACGGGCGACGTATCGGCAACCGCGGCCTGGAACGCCTTTTCCTTCGCGGCACTTGATGCCTTGTCCAGGGCGACGACGCGAATGTGCGGCGCCCAGAGGCTGACCTGCTTCACCCAGGCGCCGATGACGGCCTTCGGGCAGCAGACGAGGATTCGGCTCCCGCCGTGCTCGGCGAGCCACCGCTTGATTAGCTCGAGCGTCGTGCGGGTCTTGCCGCTGCCCATGCCGTGGTGCCAGATGGCCCACGGCCTGCTCCACGCCCAAGCAATCGCGTCTTCCTGGTGTCGCCAGATCGGCATCGCCGCTCCTCCGTGAGTTCGGAGAGGGTAGCGGCTGATTGCCTACATGACAAGACCACCTATTTCACTTTTTTCGAGCGTGGCCTGCCGACCTTCGTCCCGGCGGCTTCTGCGGCCTTCGTGACGCGGGCGTGCTCGAGACACGACCGCCGGGAGATAATCCAGTTCCTGGCCCCGGTCTTCACGCCCCGCGGATTCCACGGGACGCGGCCCGTGATCTTTCCCTGCCCGATGAGGCGGGCGATGAGCGACGGGTGGACACCTAGTATGTCGGCTGCCTCAGCCAGCGTAATCGCGTCGTCAAAGGCGATCGGAACCTTCACGGCCTTGATCCGGCGGATCGCCTCGGGCCGCAGGTGGAGCCACGCCCTGGGCCGCCGCTCCGTCTTCCCGCCGCGGGCGGCGCATTTTTCCTCGTAGTCCTGGTAATTTGCCTCGCACTCAGCCCCGTCGTAGATCGACACGAACCGCGTCGGATCGTCGGAATAGGCCGACGTCATCACCATGCGGGCTGTGAGGACGCCTTTCGCGGTCAGCTTCTGGGGCTGGCCGAAGTGGACGCCCATGAGGGCAGCGGCCTCGTAGGAGCCGAGAGCTTGGTCATAGAATTTCTTTGCCATCTTTCCCAATCAGGTAAGGTGTCGTGGCCGCTTTAGACGCCACGAATGCTACACCTTCCTGTTTGGCCTTGACAATGCAAGTGGAGGCGGCAACAGTCTAATGCTGTGGACGGCATAACCCGCAAGGAGGCCCACAGCATGGCCGCAAAACGATGGATCGTAGTGATTGATTGGGTTGACGGTGACGTGTCCGATTCTGACGAGGTTGTGGTCGTTTGCCAAGACGACGAGACGGCGATTAGCAGAGCCAAGGCCAAATGGCGAATGATCATCGGTGCCCAGTGGCCTCACTGCCGAATCAAAAAAGTTGAAATCCTAACTCCAGCACGGCTGCGGAGTTTTGCCTAGTTCGCACGGAGGTGGCACTTTTAGGGGGCGGCCCCCCAAGTGATGAGCACCTCTGATGCTACTCCGCGACCTCCTTCGCGACGTTTACGCGCCGCTGAAGGGCATCTGCGACCGCACGATCGAACTGTACCAGTTCACCATCGACGCATACGCGCAAGTGCTCGGCCGCGAGCCGACGCTCGCCGACCTCGAGGAGCTGTCGGTGGCGAGATTCCTCGCCCACCGCGTGCGGACGCGATCGCCGGCCACTGCCGCCAAGGATCGCAGCCAGCTCCGCGCCCTCTGGGAGTTCGCCTCTCGGCGCAAACTTGTCGACACCTGGCCGACGATCCCGCTGATCAAGGTGCCGGAGCGGGTGCCGGAAGCCTGGGTGACGTCGGAAATGGAGCGGCTCCTGGCCTCTGCGGCGCAGGAAACCACCGCCTACGAGGGCATCCCGGCGTCGCTCTGGTGGAAGGCCCTGGTACTTCTCGCCTATGACTCAGGCGAGCGCGCGTCGGCTCTGGTCGCCCTCCGGTGGGAGAACGTCCGTGGCTGCAACGTGATCTTCCGGGCCGAGGACCGGAAGGGCCGCCGCCGCGACATCCTCCGCGAGATCAGCGTTCACACCGCCGACGCGATCCTGGCGATCAAGGGCGACCGATCACCAGGCGACCTCGTCTTTCCTTGGCCGCGGTGCCGCTCGTATCTCTGGCGGCGGCTGGAGATCATCCTTGAGCGGGCGGGGCTGCCGGCGGGCCGGAAGGACAAGTTTCACCGCATCCGCAAGACGACGGCCTCCTACTACCAGGCCGCGGGCGGGTCGGCCCAGTGGCTGCTCGATCACGCCGATCCGGCGACGACTAGGAAATACCTTGATCCCCGGATCGTGCGGGGGCAGCCCGCGCCGGAAATCATCCCGCCGATTGGTTTGCCTCCAGCAGCCGCGGGGTGACTGGCGTCGTCTTCCTGACCTGACCCCAGTCGATGTACGCCTGGGCGGCGAGCGTGGCCGTCCGGTGGCCCAGATGCAGCGAAGCCTTGCCTGGGGCAACCATCTCAATGTGGGTGGCTCCGCTCCTTCGCAGCCACTTGCTCGTGCCGTCGAGGCCGCATCGGTCTAGGTGCTCACGCATATGCCTCATTGCCATCCGCCGGCCGCAGGCCCATCCAAGGATCGACCCGTCGGGGGAGGCCGCCAGCATTGCGGTCACGGCGTCCAGGCAGGCCGGCGAGAGCACTTTGACGATAGGGTCGCCGGTCTTCGCCTGCGTCCACCGCAGGGTGTCGCCGTCGATGTGCTTTCTGGTCATGGCGAACAGGTCGCCGCGGCGTGCCCCGGCTTCGTAGCCCAGGAGAATCCACGCCCGCAGGAACTTGCCGAGGCTCGCGCCGCTGCGAAGTCTCTTTGTGTCGCATTTCGCCGTCATCGCGATTGCGTGCTGGAGTTGCTCGACCGTCCAGGCCCGTGTCGGCAGCTTCCGCGACTTGATCCGCATGATTCCGCGCGGCATCGCCGGGAGCAGTTCGTTCTCGTAGGCCCACTTCCAGAGCGTGAGCAGGATCGTCCGCTCCGACCGGCAGGTGAGCGGCGAGATGACTTTCAGTCGCTCCTGGAGGTAGGCGTTGAGCCGCTCCTTCGTCACGACGCGGCAGCGGCCGGCGATTCGTCGGACGTTGGCGTCGTAGGTGCCAGAGACAACGCGGGACTCAAGGTATCGGCGGGCGATCTCGATGAACGTGATTTCCATGCTTTGTAGCCTCCCTTTCCGTGGGTGGAGGTAGGCTACATGACAGGAATTCGGCGTCAATGGCCCTGCGCGAGGATTACTCCTCGCGAACCAGGGTCACGCCGAACTCGCCGGGCTTTGCTGGGGGGATCGTGTCGGCAGCGACGAACTCGAACACGGCTGGCTCGCTGACATTGCCGGCGTCATCGACGTCCACGAGGGTCAGGACGACGGCGTCGTTGTCGGCAAAGCCGTGCTCGCCGAACGAGGTTGCGTCGGCTTCAAAGTCGGCCTGCTCACGGGCCTCGCCGTTTACGGTGACGGACAGGCGCCGAGAGACAACGTCGGCGTCGACGGCGGGGGCGGCGGAAACAGCGTAGATCAGCATCTGGAGCCTCTGGGTTATGGGGCGAGCGCGAAGACCGACTGGCCTTGTTTGCTTGCGAACGAGCCTCGCGAGCTGTCGCTCAATTCCGCGACTGAAAGGCCACATAACAACAGTATAGCAAAGTCACTTGTGCTGCGGCACCCGTCGGGGCTGGGCGGGGTGGTCGATGCCGTACATCGCGTTGCCCATGACGCGAACCTCCGAGCTGTCGACGTGCGCAACGCCGCCGCCGTCGAACTGATGGACGAGCCAGACCGTGTTGATCGACGGGCCGTAGTCGATGAGGAACAGCGCGTGCCCCTCACCCAGCGGCGTCGTGACCCAGATCGGCGGGTTGCATTGGAGGATCATTCGTTCTCTCGCCGCTGTAGCGCACTTCATGCAGCCGCCAACTTGTATGGCTCGACAAGGTGCCGCAGTATGCCTGCGGCCCACGGTGGCGGAAGCAGTGCGCCGCAAATGCTGAAACGCTTCGTCTTGCTGCCTTGGAATGGCATCCCAGCCCAAGCGCCCTGTAGCACCGCCATCTCGTCTAGCGTCACCTCGAACGATCCAGGCGCATTCTGGCGAGGGCCGTCTCCAGCCTTGCGGTATCCGGGGGCCGAGACGACGTGCGGGCAGAACGACCGGACGATCGTTGTGGCTGGCCGCTCCTTGGCCCACTGCGGCAGGTCGGTCCTGTGCGGTAAAGCCTCGGCCGCCGTAATCCACTTCCGCTTCGTTGTCCCGAACAGGTCTGGCCTGGATTGCGGACGCCTCGCAAACGTCCCTGGCAACGGGGCTGGGTTGATGCCGTTTCTCGTCGCAAACAGGAAGGCCCGCTTACGGCTTTGCGGAACCCCATAGTCGGCCGCATTGAGAATCCCTGTCCACGCACGGTAGCCAATGTCTCGCAGCCACTCGGCGTATTCATTCCACATTGGCAGCACGGGCGGCACTTCCTCAAAGGCCACGAAATCCGGCAGGTGGGCCTCGATGAACCGTTTCGGCTGATAGATCAACAGGCCGCGCTCGTCTGCCAGCCCTCTTTGTTTTCCTGCCTGAGAAAACGTCTGGCATGGCGGCGATGCGATCAGCCCGTCTATCTGCTTCCAAGCGTCCACGGGAATATCCCTCACGTCCGCGTGGATGGTTTGTAGCCCAAGAGCATCCCGCGTCGCGGCGATGTCGGCATCGAACTCGACGCCAACGTCCTCAAACCCAAGCGATCGGAGGCCAAGCGACCAACCGCCTGGGCCGGCGAACAGGTCAACGATTGTGGGGCCGCTCATTCTGGCTTCTCCACCACATAACCCTGGAAGTCGCCGTAGGCAAAAAACAACCACGGGCGAAACGCCGTAAGCATCTGGCAGTCCACAGGCCGTAGCACGCCGGCAATCGAAACCTCTTTGGAAACGACGGCTTGTGGTGGCGAACCTGCCCGCAGTTTTGCGGCGGATAAGAGGAGGCGGCTGGCCGTTGCGTTTCCTCGCTGCTCGATGCGTTCAAGCAAGATCAACGCGCCGCCGGGGCAAACGCTCTGCATGATCCGCTCTACCAGCGACCGGCGTTTCCTGGGGGCCACAAACCCCAGCGTAAGAAACGACACGGCAACGTCGCACTCTGGTATCTCAATGTCCTCAATGCGAGACGTTATGACGTTCCCAATGCCTTTGAACCGGCTCGCCATTTCATGTGACGGCTCGACGTTGACGACCGTGGCGTGCCTTTCCTCGATCACGCTTCGGCAGGCGGCCGACACGTTTCCGGTCGATGCCCCGATATCAAGCAGCGTTCCGCCGTCCTGCAAATAAAACCGGACCAGATCGGCGACGGCTTCGGTCGCCAATTCGTAGAAGGGCAGTTGCTCGCGGACGTGCGAGTCAAAATGGCTCGCCACCGATGGCAACTCAAACGACCACTGGGCAGGCGTCTCGAAAGAAGATCGCAGCGCATCCATACGGGAATCCTTTCGATCCCGATCCTACGCGCGGCGTCTACTTCTGAAATGCCCTCAACCGTCGGGCGCGACGCGATATTCGCTCAAGAGCGTCACTTCGTCCGTTCCAGCAGCCCTCGCAGGGTGGCGGGGATGCTGTCATCCAGAGGATACGCCGCAATGGCGAACTCCATAGCGCGCCGCTCCGCGACGGTGAGCCGCAGGCGGGCAATCTCCTCCTGCAACTCCTCGTAGGATGGCGTGTCTACGAACCGCCCAATAGGCGCTGGCTTCATGCGTCTCTCTCTGATTTCAGTAGCGCAACGCACTCTCAACGATCGCTCGCCCTAGTGCTTCGACCACCTGCGGCACTACGGCGTTGCCGAGGCATCTAAGTCGGTCCACCCTTCTGGAAACCCCATCATCTGCTCTGCGGACCCAGGATCGAGCGTCCCGCGCCCGACGTTGACCCAAAGCCAGTCGGTCATAGTCATCCCGTCGCTCAACGACCTGCCTTTGGCCGTTCCGTTGCGACTGCCCCGTGAGTCGCCCGCCACAAGGGTAGGCAATAATCCACACCCGGTCGCGGAATTGAGGGGCACCAACTGCGGCAGCCGGAATACAGTGCCATTCCGCATCGTACCCGAGCGAGGCCAAGTCTCCGAGAACGTCTCCCATCCCTCGAACAAGCAACGCTGAGACGTTTTCCACAAGGACGAACCGTGGTCGAAGGACGCCAATGATCCTGGCGAACTCTGCCCATAGCCCGCTTCGCTCGCCGGCAAGCCCTCGCTTGGCTCCGGCGTTACTGATGTCTTGGCAGGGGAAGCCGCCGCAGATGAGATCGACGCCCCAATCTCGGTCGGCTGTTGGGAAAGTCCGCACGTCATCGTGTCGTGGGACGTGCGGCCAATGCTTGGCAAGAACACGGTTGGCGTAGTCATCTATTTCTACTTGCCACTTGCAGACCATCCCGGCGCGTTCGAGGCCGAGATCAAAGCCGCCGATGCCCGCAAACAGCGACCCGAATGTGAGTGGCTTCCTTTCCATGCCACCAACATACGCGCGGAGTCAATTTCTGAAATGCCCCTATCGCCCGCGAAAGACGCTCTCTGCGGCGTGTGGCGTCACAGTTTGTCACAGCGGGGCTGCGGCGCGTCCGCACCGATCAAAGCCCGCCGCTCCTCACGGAGTGCGGCGATCTCCTGTCGTTGCGTCCGCACCTCTAGGCGCAGGGCGTCGATGATTGCTCGCAGTCGGGCGATGTCATCGTTTTCGTCCACGTTTCGTTCCCAATCCATATCAGAAATGATACGTTTTTCGGTGAGTTTCCTATACAGAAACTGTCACTTTTCGCCAGTTTTTGTTTGGCTTGTGTATCAAAAGTGACACACAACGCTAATGCTCCAGTAGTTCCGCCGGGATCAGCCGCCGAATCTCCTCCGCTAGTTCGCGCTCCGGCTGCGTCGGGCTGCCGTGCTTCACCCGGCTGCGACAATGCTGATCGATTTCCCAGAGCGTGGCGAGCGCCTCGCGGCCCAGCCTTGCGGCGTCGAACTCGCCTTGTTCGTCGGGCAGGCGGTAGCGGAGGGTGGCGGTCGGCATGGCTCAGATTGTACCGCAGCCGTCACGCTGCGCAATGACGTTTTGTGGCCGGTTTTCTGGCCGTTGCAAATCCTCTGCCGGAGGCGTTGCTAAGCAGCGGTTTCGTTACAGGCGTGGCCGCTTCGGTGGCCGCACCACTCTGGTGCAAGAGCGCACATTCACAACATAAGGTGAAGAGCGAACTACACCAGCGGCGGATCGGGCGGCAGCAACGCCACCGCGTCGGCCCATGGCAGAACCTCAACGCTCGCACCTAGCACGGCCTTATCCGCTGCGGCCCACATGGCATGGAGAAGCCCGCCGGGTTCGATCTCGGTGAGAACGTCGGCGCATAGCATGAGCCGCCCATCCGTCAGCACGCGAGGCACGGGGACGCAGTTGGTGCTGCCGTACTGCGCGTGCAGTTCCGCGAGCCTAGCCGCTAGTTGCGCCGTGAAGACGAGGGCCAGCCCGCGAGCGTCGGCGTAGGAAATTGGGAGCGTTACATCAGACAGCGTCATATGTTCCTCTGAAGCGCCGTCTGAAAAGCCTGCACAGCGTTGTAAAAGGCGAGGGCTTGCGCGTCCGTAAAGTTCAAGCCGACCGAATACATGCAAGCGCGGCCAGAGAAGAACTGGGAAGCCCCGCTGCCAGTATTTGTGGCGAACACAAACAGCGAGTTCATGCCGCTCGCAAACGCACTTGATCCACTTGTATTGGACGTTCCGTTGATGTTGATGCCGTTTCTGTAACCTACGCCGGTTCCGCCGGACCTCTGTCCCAACAGGTGGCCGTTACGCGCCGAGATAGCGGCGTTCTCTAGCCCTGAGTTAGAACCGCCGCCGAAACGTACATACATGCCTATAGTTGAGAACGCTCCAGCAAACAACGAGTTGCCGAACGCAGAGGTGGAGGCGATGAAAAACGTGGTACTCAACGTCGCAGGGAAGTACCCGCTGTTGTGATAATTCTGCTCCGACAGCCCAGCGGTAAACGGATTCAGCCCAGTGGCCAGATGTTTGCTTGTGTTGCTGACGGCCTGCAAGCCTCCGCTTGCGCCTGTTTCAGCGTAATCGCCGCTCACAAAAGGCCCGTTATTCGTGTCGGTCGTGTTGCCGAATTGTGTGCCAGTGCGGCTCTGGCCCCGATACAGAGGGACTAAGGCCGCGTTCAACTCAGTCCCGGCGAATAGGTTGAGCCGGTAGAAGCGGTCGCGTATGCCAGCCGCGTCGATAGAGAAACAGAATTTCGACACGGCGGCCAGCGTCGATCCGCTCACCGTGCCGCCGTTGGCGATGACGGCGTTTCGCCACACCTGAGCCTCCGGGTGAAGGCCCGTCTGGCGGGGCCGTAGCAGGCGGGGCGACATTGGCATGGGTGCGCTCTTGTGGTGATGTAGTGCAGGTTGCGACCTAGACCACTGTCCACGACACGATCCTGCCGTCTTGGACAACGACCAAGTTGTTTATATCGTCGCCGTCCCTGACGTAAAACGTGCCGCTGACCCCACCGCCTACCTGCGAGACTGTGCCGTTGTTTTTCCCAACGTACAAAATCCCGTCGGCGGTGTTTGCGGCCAGCTCGCCGGGCCGCAGCGACCCGGTCGAAGGCGCCTCGTTCGGCACTGCGGATCGTTTGGGCAGGATTCTGCCGCCGCGGAGGTCGCTGTCTCGATATGCCATTGGCACCTCTTTTCTAGTTCTGCGGAGTCGTTGTGACTGGCCTCGAAATCACCGTTTTGACCTGCTCGCGGAGTTCACGCTGGCCGTGGGCCAGCTCTTCCAGGGTTTCGACCTGCTGCCCCTGCGCCGCCGAAATCTCCTTCAGCGTCTCGCTCGTCGCCTCAAGGAACTGGACGTGGGCCTCGACCATCGGCTCGACGAGCGTCCCGTGCAGCGTGATCGCTGCCTCGCGGCCCAGCCAAATCACTACGCCCAAGAGCACGACAGGAACGCCGAAGCGTTCGGCGACCCGCAACAGCGAGTCCAGGATGCCCTGCTTGAGTTCGTCGGCCGTCATCGCAGCCTCACGTCTTCATCGTGACGATGCAGACGGCGGCCGTCGAGTTCGTCGACACCGACACGATCTTGATCGCGCCGCAGCCATACGTCTCGTCGGGGAGGGCGTAGACGCGGGCCTCGGTCGTCGAGGGGGCCAGGGTCAGGTCAGCAGCCGAGCCGTCCACTTTGTAGAGCCGGCCAAACGTGCTGGTGAGGGCGTCGGACGCCCAGACCTGGAGGGTCGTGGCCGCGGTGCTGACGGTGCCCATCTCCAGGGTGCCGCCGGCCACGTCGTCCCAGCGGAGCGTCGTGGCAGCGGCCACCGACGTCGAGAGCGTGATCGGGGTGGCCTTGAACTTACGACGAATCTTCGGTTCGGACATATTCCGCACCTCCTTGTGCGTTGCGGGCCTCGATGGGCCGCTCGTGGCGTGTCACAGGGCTTATTGTTGTATTGTAGCCTTTGGGCAGGCCGCGATGGCCGATTCGACGGTCTGCCGCAGCCGCTCGATGGTCGACCAGTTGCCGATCACGCGATCGATAAGAACCGGCGAAACGCCGCCCTCGCTGGCGTGGCGAGCGGCGAGCCCCTGGATGCTTCCGCTCCCGCGGACGACCTGCCAGATGACCCCGCCGGCAGCCTTGATCGCTGCGGCCTCGTTGTCGAACCTGCAATCTGTGATGACAACGTCTCGGCCCTCGTCGAGCAGCCGCTGCACCCGCCGCATGGCCGTGTCGACCCAGATCGTCTCGCTGACCATGCCCCTGCCCCATTCCGTGCCGAGGGTCTGAAGGAGCTGCCTGGGCGACTGCCCGAGCCAGTCAATCGGCCGCTCCTTCGTCTCGCGGTCACGCATCTCGGCCGGCGTCATCCCGGTGACGATCGCCACCATCTCGTACAACGGGTCGGCAAACGCTACCCGGTCAAACCCCAGGATGCTCGCGATCGTGTCCTTGCCGCTCCCAGCCGCCCCACACACACCAATCAGCATCTAGTCACGCCTTCCTAGCCACTGCGGTGGCGGATTGTTTTCCATCATGGCGACCCGGTACTTGAGCCGCTCGATCTCCTCCAGCGCCCGGCCCAAGGCCGCGGCGAGGGTGCCGTTCGCTGCCGTCCAAGAGTTCGGCGGGCCGTACTTGTTGACGAGCGTCCAGGCTCGTTGGATTTCGTCGTTGGTCATTTCAAGAAGATGGGCAGCACTTTCGTGACCCGCCCGTGCTCATGGTCGATGATGACGAGGGACTGCGATGGGGGCTGGTATTCCGCCTTAATCCTGTCGGCGAAGGCGTTGTGGCCGATGAGGCAGCCGTTCGCCACGAAGCGGTAGGGGAGCCAACTAAAGCAGTGCCAGTGGCCGAAGATGTCGAGGTCGGCACGCTGCGCTTGGTTCCAGTTCGCGATGGCCTTGTTGGCCGGGATGGTCAGACCGCCGACGCCGCCGCCGAACCGAATTGCATGGCCGTGATGCGCCCGCACAATGAAGCCGTCGAGGTTGATGTTGTTGAGATACCCCTCGCCAACCTGCCACTCGACTGTCTTTCGCTTCTCCTGCCCCGCCATCGTCAAATAGAGGTGCTGCTCGAACGAGTGGTCGTTTTCCGTCGCCATACGCGGGAACTTCGTGCTGCGGCCATGATTGCCGCTGCACGTTGCCACGAGCACCGGGGCGATCTCCTGCATGGCGTCAATCACGCCGCCCAGGCGTTCGCCGGCCCAGCGCGTTGCGGCCAGCGGGGCGAGCTGCGTCACTTCAACGAGGTCGTCGTGAATATGCCCCGTGATGAAATCGCCGAGCGCGGCCACGACGATGCGACGAATGCCAGTCAAATGCTTCTCATGCTCGATGAGCATCGACGCACGCTGGACGAGTTGCTGGATGCGCCGGTCGGCGATCTCCAGGGTGAACGTGTTCAGGTTTCTGCACGTTTCCGGCCGCACTTCCTCCTCAACGTGCCAGTCGGAGAGCACGAGGATAGCCGTGGCCTCGGGGCGGCCTGCCTTCGGCCGCTGGCGGCTGATCTTCTTCGACTTGACGTCGGCCAGGGCCGTCAGGCTCGCGACGGCGTCCTTCTCGGCCTCGAGCCTGTGGAGCGCAGACTCGTACTTCTTGCGAAGCGTCGAGAGTTCGTTCCGCAGACGCGCCGCCTCAGCATCTTTGCCGACTTCTACCTGTCGCTCGATCGCAGCCAGCGTAGGATTGTTGTTTCGCTTTTTGGCGCGGGCCATGATTCCTCCTTGCAGCGGGCGACGATCCCCTTGAACACCGATAGAATCTGCACTCCTTGCAGGCTTCCCGACTGCCAGGCTTGGCGAATCTCTTCCATCTCGTCGCGGGCGTGTTGCGGCAGGTGCTTCGTCCATGTTTTGTTGGGCCTGTTTTTCTTGGCGTCCTCGTCAGCAGCGAGGATGCAGGCCAGCAGGCTTTTCTTTGGCATCAGTCCTCCCTCTCTCGGTATCCGAGCGTCCAGAGAACGCGAGCAATGTCGCGGGCGCTCTCGGTGATGTGCTCCTCGCTCACCGTCGGGTAGCAAACATGAAGGAGTTCGTGGATGATCGTTTCCAGCCGGCTCCGTTTGGAGAGCCTCTCGTCGACCAGAATCTTTCGCTCCATTCGCGGATTCTTTGAATCCGGCAGATACGCCCAGCCGGCCGCCTGGCCCTTCAATCTGCAAAACCGCAGGAGCCAGCGAGCCCCGGCCACAGTGAAATGGTGGTCATCCGGCATGGGGCTATATTGTCGCGGTGTAGCCTATGTGGTCAATGGGGGTTTCTGGGCTTCTTTGGCACGCTTCGCCTCCGCTTTGCGGGCGTTACTGATCGCGCGTTTCACGAGCAACCTACCGGCGGCGTCAAGGAAGGGCAGGCCGCGCTCCTCGGCAGCCTCGCGCAGAAAGCCCATGATCTCGGCCATGCCCTCCTCGCTCTCGCACCAATCGCAGCCCTTGGCGTCCATGTAGGCGGCGCGGCTCGTGCATTTGCAGTCGGGCGTGGCGACGATGCGGAAGGGCCACATGAGCAACAGTCGCCTAAGTTCCGTGCCTGGGCCGATAGATAAAAAAAACGCTGCTTCTGTCTCAACTAAAACCAATTTGCCATTTTTGCCAATTACAAAATTGCCGCAAAGTTCGCGGGGCAGTTTTGCCTCGTCGCAGCAAATGTAGAACTCATCTTGATGAACGTAAAGTTGTGGCATTTGTTGGCCCTAGCACGAAACTGTCGCAGTGCCGGAAATGAAATTGAATCCGGTGCCGCTAGAAATAGTCCCAGATATACCGCCGCACGGACTGTCTGGAAGCCCGGCAAAATCAGCGCATGTAGCCCCCTGGAATGGGATTGTTCCTATAGCGCCACTCTGCCAATTTTGACCAGATGAATCTACAAAACGCACGCGCATGCCAACGCTCCAAAAGTACCTTATGATTGGCGGGGTGCAGCTTGTGCCAGTGCAGACCAGTAATGCATCTGCGTAGTAATAATAATCTATCCAGTAACCGCTCGGGTATACAAGCCTTCCCGCGTATTTCTCAATTCCAAGATAAGGCCGACTGCTTTGAGACCCTGTTGGCTGTAAATTTGCTGTAGTTGAGTCGTTGTAGTATGAAAAACTAAAGCCAGATGTAGTAATGGTAATGCTTGCTGGCGCGTTCGCGTTCAGCGCATCATTGCAAGAAGTTGGGCCGCAGCAGCAAGCCATGCTTACGCCTTAAATCGCAGAATTGTGGAGGTGAACGTAGAGTTGATCACTGTAATTGTCTGCGTACCTGACATCGAAACACTGATCGCGGTCTGCGTCCCTGACATCGACACAACAGTTGCCGTTTGCGTTGCGCCGGCAGATGAGATTGACGCAGTGGCTGTTGATGCAGTTACGCTAATCGTGCAACTGGCTGTATTCAGGGAGGCTTGCACGCCAGTGACAAACGTGATCGCCGAAGTTTGGCCCGCCTGTGAAAACGTGATTATGGACGTGCTGTCCGTTCCAAAGAATCGGATCACCGACGTACCGCCAGTGCTAAATACTGTCGACGACGAAGTAGAGCCGACAAACACCGCCGTCGCCGTCTCAAACGGCACGTCGATAAGAAACCACGCGGTGCCGTCCTTGGCGATCCCGCAGTCAGTGGCTGCCGTTGCCGTAGACGTGACAGGGAAAAATAGATTCGTCACGCTCGCCGTATTCGGCGTCGCCGTCTGATACTTGAACGTCACCGTCTTCGCGTCGCCGATCGACCACGCGCCGGTAAACGTACAAACCCGAAACACCTTGCCGCCGCCAGCGGACGGCAAGCTCTCAAACCTCGTCGGTATCTTCGTCGCCCCCGGCCCGTCGGGCATCCCATCAACGCGCGCGATCGTGCGCTTGATGTCTTGGCGAAGGCCTTCGCTGATGAGGAAGCCGCGTGCCATTAGGAGAGACGGAGCAGGAGGGTTTGGGTGAGGTTGATGTTCAGTTGCGTGCGCACGCGCCAGATCAAGACCTTCGGGGTGGCATTCGGCGACCGCGGCGTTCCATCTTCGTTCAGCGCGATGGGTTGGGCTGACGGCTGCTGGTTGATAGTTTTCTCGCTGCCGGCAATCCGCACCATCGCCCGAACCTTGTCTCCGACCGCGACTCCGTCCTGAAGGGCGAGCGGTTGAACGATTGGGCCGTATTCGCCGTCTCGCTTGAGCGGCATGGCGTAGTTGTCGCTAGTCGTTTGAACGAGGTTCGGCGTGAACGCCTTGCAGTTGAACCCAGTCACTGGAAGAGCCATATCCCAGCCGTACTTTCCTGCATACCCAGGAGCCTCCACCTCATTTGCTTTGTAGGCAAACTCGTAGGAGTTCATAAAGCCGCTGAAGACAGCGTTGCCGAATGTTTCAACGTGCGGCTGGGCCTCGACGCCACGAAACAGGACGGTGCTCGGATCGCAGGTCATGTAGGAGCCGAGATTCATCGTCTCTAGGTTGACGTACCCTGCGTACCGCTGAAAAACAGTTCCCGGAAACGAATTGAATTGCGTCACTCGAATGGTCGTAATCGGCTCCATCCTGGTGACGCCGTCAACAAGATCGCCCACTGGGTTGTGCGCGGGCTCCCAGTTTCCATTGCGAACCCATAGGTATGCTGCGGCCTCATAGAGACTCGTGCTCGTCGAAAAGTTCGCCGGTCGTAACTCCGGCATGACGAGCATCGGGTCGGGCATCCCCGTGCCGCCCTCGCCGTCGACCATGCCGGAGGTGCGGTACTGGCACGTCACGATCCGCACTAGCCGGCTCTCGCCGTCGGCCCGGCCCTCGACGCTCACGCAGGGGATTTGATTCGTGGCGCTATACGGGTCGCCGATCTGGACGTTGACGGCCGACATAATGTCGACCGCCTCGTTCGGCGTGCTCAGGATGATCTTGAACACGCGGGTCGCGGTGTCGGCCAGTTGCCCGCCGTCAGCCGAACGGCTGAACTGGTTGCCCTGCGCGAGTTCGCTGACCAACTTGGGCATCTATCAGCCCTCCGTAATGTCGACGCGAAGGCGGGTGCCGGCCGCGCCGATCGCCTGGTAGTTCGTGCCGCTGCCCAACCGAAAGAGCGCCGGCTCGCCGGCCCGCAGGGTGCAGAAGCCGAGGAACGACCCGCCGGCGTCGATGCCGATTGCCGCCGTCGAGGCGGTCGCCGTCGACAGGTTTCGCAGGAACGCCAGCCCGACGCTCGTCAGGTTCGCCGTCGAGATGTTGACGGGATTCGTCGAAAGGGCGAGCGTCACGCTGTTCATCCCAACCTGGCTCATGGTCGCCGTCACGTTGACGACGGAGACAGAGTTGTTGAGGAAGTCCTTGTCTAACTTCATTGAGACGTTGTAGGAGATGTCTGGCATGGGTTTGTTCCTTAGTTGGCTACCGGGTTGTCTTTTCTTTCGATTGCTCTGAGGATTTCGTTTGTCTCGCGCTGGAGGGCGACCATATCAACGTCGCGGGCGGGATCGTCGCCCCGCAGGAGTCGATTGAGTTCCTGCTGGCCCTGAGTCGTCGTCACGTCGGAGGCGTTGAGGGCGGCACGCGACGGGCCTTGAAGGACGGCGTTGCGGACGGAATCGGCCATGCCGGCGATCGTCGGAGCCAGCGCGCGGAACATATCCTCTTCGGCGCGGCCGATGGCCTCGTTCATTCGGCTGCGAATTGCCTGAATGTCGTCTGGCAGGCCAGTGCTCTCGTCGGCAGCGCGGGATGCGTACTCCCTGATTTCTGCGATCCGCTCATTCAGCTCTTCGGCGGCGCGCTCGCCTGGAGTCAGCGTTAGCTCCCTTCCTCGCTGCGCGGCGTCGCGCTGTTCCTTGATTCTCGCCGTGAGCCCCTGGGCCTCGGCGGAGGCTGCGTCTAGCCCGTCGGCGAAGTCAGCCAACTTTTTTGCCAGCGCCGACTGCTCGAAGATTCTTTCCAAACCGCGTGTCGCGTTGACGAATGCTTCCTGCGCTCTTTGCTGGTCTTGTGGCGCAGCGTTGACGTTTTCAATTGTGGCCCTGGCCCTGTCACGCTCGGCGATGAGACGGGCGGCATCGCCTCCGAATTGACCGGCGGCAGCCTGCCGCTCAAACTGCTGCTGGCTGTCTCTGGTGCGCCTCTCAAGTTCTTGCTGGCCCTGCTGCGCGCGCCGCAGCTCGGCATCTGCGCGTCGTCGGTCTTCCTGCGTCTCTCGAAAAACCCGGCGCTGGTCGGCCGCAACGCGAAGGCGATTTCCTTGCGGGACGAACTGGAGGCCGCCGTTGTTGAGTGCGTTGACCTCTCCGCTGGCTGCGTTTTGTGTCCTGCGGGCCTCTTCAGCCAGGCGCTCGACCTCTTGAAGGACCGTCTCGCCAAGTCGCCCAGAAACTCGTTCCAGCACGTTCGCGAACTGTTCAATGCTCAGTGTCGCAGCCTCAAGGGCAGACGACTGATTCTGGAGTTCGACCTTTTGCCGCTCCAATTCCTGCGCACGCTCGCGAGATGGCGAGGAGTTAAGTTCTGTGAGGAGTTTTTCAAGCTGCCCGCCGATGCGGTTTCTCTCGGACTCAATGAGGAACGAGTCGAATGAGCCGCGAGTTCTTGCGAGCACATCTTCCACGGCGGCGAGTGACTTTGAAACGCCCCCTGCGCCCTCAAAAATCGAGACTACGAGATCGTCTAAAGCCTTCTGTGCGCCGGCGGCATCCAATTGCGCGAGGACTTTGTTCAGTTCAACGAGTGCCTGCGATGCCAAGTCAGACGCAGCAAAACCAAAAGTGTCGCCGCCCGCAGCGATAGGCGTCAGCCGTCTGATTTCGGCGTCAATCGCGGCGCGCTGCTGCTCGTTGCTTCCTGACGCCGCCCTGCGGGCAGTGTCCGAAGCCTGCCGGCGAATCCTCTCTGCTTCAATCTCGCGACGCGCCGCCGACCCCGCGTCGACGGCGGCCGGCAACTGGGCGATACCGACATTTCGTATGGCACGGCCAACCGCCCGCTCGACGTCCAGGCCAGTGGCCCTGTCGGTCGTCGCGGCCCTCGCGGCAATCCGCTCTCTTAGCTGCGCATCTTCGATTTGTCGCTGAATGGCGACTCGACGGCCAGGGTTCTGCTCGGCCTCGAGCCTCCTCTGAAGTACGTTTTGGTTTGCCCGCTCCCTCTGAACGTCTGGGCTTGCGTCAGCAACACGGCCTTCGCGAATCTCTTTTTGCTTCTTCGCGATCTCGTCAAGCGCCTTGCGGAACTCGTTGGCCGCAGCCGCAGCTGGAGAGAAGGCGTCTCGAGTCAGCGAGTCGCCGAGCGTGCGGAACGCTTGGGCAAGTTCCTCGACGAGGCTCTTCTGACGAGAGAGGGCGTCGTTCAGCGCTTTCGTCTGGTCTTCGGCGGTGCGGCCGCTGTTGATCCACTTGGTGATTGCGACCGCGGCCTGCCCCGCGATAACGGCAGCTAGGCCGATGAAAAGCCCCTGCGTCCCGCCTAGGATGAACGCCAACTGCGTGACGTTGTTGCTGATCGCACGAAGTTTGAACTCCAACCCGCCGGTAGATGAGAAGAAGTCGTCTATGGCGAACGCCGCCTGATTCAGAGCGAGCGAAAACTTGTCGACGCCGCCGCGGCCAATGTCGCCGGCTCGCTTGAGTGCTGCCCCGATCTGTGCAGCACTCATGCCAGCCTGCTTCGCGGCGGCAATGAACTCCTTCTTGATCGCCTCTAGCCTTTCCTGAACGGCTGGGTTGTTTTCGCCATTCTCTGCAAGCGCGGCCTGGACGGCGTCTCGGTAGGCCGTCATCGCCGCCAGCGCAGGCCCTCGCATCTCCTGCGACAGGCTGGCGACCGCGTTTTCCATCACCGTTAACTCAGCATAGAATGCCGAGATTGCCCTGGTCTGCAAAACTTGATCGAAGTCTGCGAACCGCCTCTTGAAGTCGTCCAGCAGCTTCGTGCGGGAGTTCATCCCATCAAGTGATGCGTTGGCCGTTCCGATGGACGCCGCCATTCTGTCGTTCGCAGACGCCAGCGTCTCAACTCCGGCCCTGCCTGCTCTGGCTGACTTTGCGATGTTGTCCAGAGCCTTTGCCTCGGCATCCAGGCTCGCCTTCACGTCATCTGGGAGTGCCTGAAACTGCTGGTCAAGGTTTCGCGTGCGTTCCAGCTCTGACTCTCTGGTTCGTGGGCGACGGCCGAAAAGTTGCTCTGGAGCCTGCTGTGGGCCGAGGTCGATGCCTGCACCAAAGTTGTCTTGCTGCTCGCGGAGCGCCTCGCGGCGCCGGATGTCGGCGGCAAGCACCCTGTTTGCGGCGGCGGCCTGACGCTCCGTCTGCTCGGCGGCCCGCTCACGGAACGCGGCCTCCTCTTGGGCAAGCCTCGCGGCCTGGATTTTGTCAGAGATGTCGGTGCGGGCGTCTACAACGATTCGCTGCAATTCCTTCTCTGCGGCGATCAGCCTGCGGTACTCTGCCGTCTGCCGCTCCAAGGCTGCCGTGCGTGTATCAATCTGGGCCTGAATGACAGACGCAGTACCCCGCTCGCCTTGTTCGTTCGCGCTCTCCCGCAGGGCGATCAGCCCTACGAGTGCATCCGACTCTCGCTTGATCGCAACCTGCGAAGCCTCGAACGCTCGCGGATTGAGGGCGACATTGCCCGTGGCCTCGCCAGAAACGGCCCTGGCCGCAGTCAAGGCAGCCTGCGCTCGCGGCTGCTGGAACTCCAGCTCTCGGCCCGTGCGGATCGTCGACACCGTGGCGGCGGCTTCGGATAGCCTGCTGATCGCCTCGGCCGTGCGAAGCACCTGGGACTCAAGAGCCTTGAATCGCTCCTGGCCGATGCGAACTCCGGCCTCAATGTCCGACTGAAGGTTCTGCGTTGCGTCTTGTGCGCGATTCAGGGCCGGGATAAACGCCGTCTGAACCTCTGTGGACAACTTTCCGAACTGGGCGACCGCAGCGGCCAGCGGCTCGGCGACCTGCTTGGCTGCGGATGCCAGTTGCTGCTGCTTGATGACGGCGGCTTCAAGGTCTTGCTCGCCGAGAACACGGATGACAGCGTCGATCTGCCGCTTGTCGATCCGCTCAAACTTCGCGATGATGCGGTCAAGGTCTTCAGCCTTGACTCGCACCTGCGTGGCGATCGTTCGGCCGTCTTCGGTTTCAATGATGTTCCGCAGTTCGCGGAGCTTCTCGATGCCGCCGACATCGGTGAGGACGCGGATGTCCTTATTGGTGATGTCGCCGATGGCGTTGCGGAAGTCCGTGAGCGACTTCATCCCGCTCGCGTTGACGACCAGATTGACCTGGCTGTCCTTCAGCGTGGCGAGCCGGGCCTTCAGCTCGTCGATGTCCTTGATGGCACCCTGGAAGCCTTTGAACGAGAGCCTCATGCTCGAGGCGGCCCTGAGAGAAGCCTCGAACTTCTGGAGCGGCGTCAGGATCGCAGAGAACGCCCGATTGGCCTCCTGCGTTGTTCGAGTGATGTTGCTCTGGACGCTCTTGGCGAAGTTGCGAAGCTCGTTCGCCGACGCATTCAACTTATTGTTGAAGTCGGTCGTGTTCGCCGTTACCAGCGCCGAGATTTTGCCGAGGTAGGCTTTTGCCATCGTGTCATCCCTGGCGCGGTGCGTTCAACTTCATCAGCTCGTTGATAATCTGCGCCTGCGACTGTTCTGGCTTGACGGCCGTCGGTATGAAGACCGCCTCGTCCGGTATGTCGTTCTTCTTGTAGTTCCCGCTGGCCGCCATGATGATGCGGCAGATTCTCGCGGTCTGTGCCCATGAGTCGGGGAGCGGGTGCCTCTGGTCGTAGGCGTACCACTCAGCGATCTCTTCCGAATCGACCTCCCGCAGCAACCGCTTGACCGACATTCCCAGCGAGAGTGCTAACTTGAGGTAGAACTTCCGCTCGGGTCTGTCGGCTAGTCTTTTCCCAGCGCCTCCACGGCCTCGTTCGTGAAGGCGTTCACCTTCCAGGCCGTGTCGAAGACGCGATTGATCACGACGCTCGACTTCTTGCCGAGTTCCGCCGTGTCCTCGTCCTTGAAGATGCGCTCCCCAGCCTCGTCGCACAGGGCGAGCACGAGGAACCGCACGCGGAACGCCTTCATCTTCTGCTCGGCGTAGGACTCCTCGAAGGCGTCGCGGTCGGTGCCGCTGATCACCTTGATGTAGTAGGTGCCGCCCCATTCGGGGATTTCGACGGCCTCCACCTTGATGTCGTTCGCCGCCAGAATCCGTTTGCGAAGATCAGTCGCCATGCTAACTCCCTTGATAATCAGTCACTTGAAACCGAAGCGACCCGCGGACGACCTCGCCGACGCGAGCCTCCGTAGACGCCGAAACCAAAATTGCCCTCCTGGCAACCGAATACGAAGTCGACGAGAAGGACAGTTGCCCCACCGTTCCGACGATTGTTTGCGTGTCGAGCGTCCCGTGGTGCAGGTAGTCGACGTTGATCGTCCCGCCAGACCAGTCGCCCGTCGGAACCATGACCAAGAAACCCTTGGCCGTCGAGGCGTCGGTCATGTTCGTGACCTCGGCTGTCGGCGTCTCCACCGAGATGCCGGTCACATACCCCCAACTGCCGTTGAAGGTGAACGTCGCACTCTGCGGGATGCCTGGCATGGCTACACCTAGAGGCGAAACGACGCACTGCCGCGAACGATGTCCCCGAGGCTGGCCGTGACCTGCGACGAGACGCAGGTAGCGGCGGTGCTTGAGAACGCGACTCTGCCGGAGACGGACAGAGTCCCAACGGCGCCGACCGCAGGGATCGTTTGCCCGATGAACTCGACGTCCACCGTCGGCAGCGAGTCGACCGACTTATGCAGGTAGTAAAACGGCTCGGTGTCGTTCGGCCCCAGGCCCATGTGCGGAGCCGACACCCGCTGACGCTCGGCGCCACCGTTGACGGTGACGCTGGTGATCGTGTACGCCGACGCGGCAAACGTGAACGACGTGCCTTGTGAGCTGACCCCAGCCATGTCGCCTTACGCGACGCGGAAGGTCGCGCTCCCGCTGATGAGGGCACCCACCGAACCGCCGATCGAGGCAGACGACAGCGTCGCGTTGCCGCTGAACGACATCGGGCCGGAGATCGACAGGGCGCCTGACGTGCCGGCAGCGAGCACCGTGGTCGAGATGTAATCGATCGTGACTTCACGCTCAGTGGCGAAGCCGCCGACGAACTCACGACGCTGGTTCGGGCCGATGCCAAGGTGCGAGCCGTCGATGAGGTCTTGGGAGTCGGAAACCTGGACACTGGTGACCGTGATGGGGGTGCTGGTGTTCGGGAACGTGAACGTCAGTCCCTGTGCTGAAACGCCTGCCATTTGTTTGCGCCTCCTTGCGCCGTAATCTTGCCGTGTAGGTTACGCGGTGGCTTCGTTCCACCGAATCTGAAACAACTGCCGGACTTCGTAGGCCGGAGGCAGTTGCGCCCCAGCGACCGTCGGATCGAGGAAGTCGTCCGTTTCGGACATCAGCCTCATATCTTGTATTGTAGCCCCGGCCAGCGTGCCGGTGTGTCCATCCAGAGCAAGGCGAACCTCGTCGGCCAACTCGCGGACGGCGTCATACGAAAGCGCCCACGAGGCGATCTGGAGGTTCACCATCGGGACGAACAGGGGGCCGCCGAGGGCGACATCCCGCATGATGTTCGACCGCTTGTAAACGATGAACGGCAGGCTCGCGCCGGTCTTCGGGACGGCGATCGGGTAGACCTGGAAGCCGACGATCCTCGCCACGCCGGGCGTCGAGACGAGCTTCTGGTAGACGTGTTTTTCTGGGGAGATGAGCATGGCTAGAACTTGTTGATTTCGGCCTGGATGAGTTGGGCGAGCACGGCCTGCACCTGAGAGGCCGAGTTCACGATCGTTCGCTCCATCGGGTGGTAGGCCGGCATCGGGTCGATGCTCTCGCCGGGGCCGAGGGTGATCGGGTGCGTGTCACCGTCGGGGCCGGTGGCGAAGTCGTGCGAATAGCCCTTGCCCCGCTTGGCCTGCCGAGTCGGCTCGTTAATGCTGCCCATGAGGAAGTAATACCCGCGGCTGCGGCGGGCGAACTCCTCGTCATTCATGGCAGAAGTCGTTCGCCGCATCTTGCCGTTGATCAACTGGTGGACGTTGACGTATGTGCGGCGGTTCTGCGTGCCTGGCTTTCTGCGGCCGGAGCCGAACTCGACCAGCCAGGCGTGATTCCCACTTTCGCGGCCCTCTTCGGAGCCGACGGGGCCGGTCTGACGGGGGCCGGTGATCGCGACGGCGACCTGGCCACCCTCGTACTCTTTTGTCTCCGTGATCGTGGACTTGGCGAGATTCCCCGTGGCGCCGCCGCTGCCGGGGGCCAGGGGCTTCGACACGAGGTCTTTGTAGCCCGTCAGGATCGGCCGCGACGCCTGCTTGACGCACTTCTTGAGCAAGCCCGGCGCTGCAAGCGCCCCCGCCACGCGCTCCAACTCCTTCGCCAGCTCGCGGACGCCAGCGGTGTCGATCCGCACGAAGCCTTCGGTCTGGCTCTTTGCGGTGCCAAGGCCGACGTCACGGGGCGTCGGATTGCTTGGATTGATCGCCATGCTACTGCACCTCGTTGACGAGGAGTTCCAGGCGGGTGCGGTTGTCTCTGGGGCTGACGCTCACGATCTCGAGCGTCTTGCCTCTCCAGAGCAGGCGGTACTGCGGATTCACCGTCGCGCGGTATCGCATGATCACCTTGTGGGACGCGATGACGTTGGCCTGCTGGGCCTGGAGCACGTCGCGACTCGTCAGGCCGTCGACGCTGGCCCAGACCGTGGCTTCGGTGGCCCATGACAGCGTGGCTTCGCCCGTCGGGCTACGCAGTTCCTGCGGAGCCTGGAGGGCGACTCGCTCACGCATCATGCCGATGTTCACGTTATCGTGCCCTCGCCGATGAGGACGATGTCATAGGTGGCGTTGAGCTGGCTGTCGTTGAAGACAGACATTGACTCCTGAATCCACCCGGATGCGTCTGTTCGCGACGCGAAAAAAACCGCGCCTGGGGCTATCGGCGTGTCCGGGGGGACCGCGGGCGGGAACGAAACAGATATTGCAACCGGGCCTGTGTTTCTTATGTAGACGGTCTTGACTGCGGTGAATGTTACGGCCCCTCGGTCGTCGGAGAATCCATTCGCATTCGGAAAGTCGTAGTCATCTGCGGCGGTGACTGTCCGTGAGTCGCTCCACACAACCTGCGCCTGGTTCGCCCCGGTGCCGTCAGTGAGCGTGGCCGCATATGACGCCGGCGTAGCGCGGAGCGTCCGCGAGAAGTCGCCTGCGCTCGTCTCGTGAGCCAGGATCGACAGCATGATTTGTGCATTCAGCGGCATTTCAGTTCCCCATCACATAGATTTCGTAAGCCTGCCCGTTCGTCCCGCCGATGCGGAGAATCGAGCCGCCGGAGGTCGTGGCGAACCCGGACGAGTTCGGGCAGGAGAGCAGCATCGCGCCGCCCTCGCGGATCGGGTAGCCACGCAGCGTCAGGCTCCCAAGGTTGATCATCGGCGAGAAGTTCCACGCTGTGACGTCCTGCCGGAACACGCTGAACTGCGAGCCCGTCCAGCCTGCCGAAAGGGCGATCTGATTCGTCGTCGACAGGTTCTTGATGCAGAGCAACTTCACGACGCTGATGCCAAGCGTTGAGAAGTCGACCTCGTCGAAGCCACCGGACAAAATTGTCCGACGGTCGCTGAACACCTTTGTGCAGTCGCCGACGTCGAAACTGAAGTCAATCGGGTGCTGCGTGGTTGCGGTCGTGAGCCCCTGCTGCGATTGCAGCCTGGCCGTCACGTTCGCTTGCACCTGTGCCGTGAGGCTCATCGGTAGCCGCCCCAGCCGCTCGCGGCGAGCAGCGTCTCGAAGGTCTGTGGCACTGGCAGCACCTGGCTGTAGCCGGCCACGACGGGCTGCCGCATCTCGTACCAGTGAGCCACGAGGAGCATGATCAGGCTCTTCACGGTCGCCGGCACGCTCGCGCCGCTGGCTCCGTAGCCCGCCGTCCATCGCACGGTGACGCTGTTCTCGTCACCTCGAACCGCCGGCCAGACGCCTTCGTAGAGCGGGTAGATGCGGCCGGGCGTGGCGTAGGCGTCCACCTGGAAAGCGTTCGCCGCGCTCGTGATCGTCCGATTCACGCCGCCCTCGTCGCGGTAGATGACCGTCACGGTCGCCGCCTGCATGGGAGGCCGTGGCAGAATGACCTCCCACAGGGGGAACGTGTCGTAGCGGGCCTCCCAGACTTGGGTGATGAGGCTCAAGTCCAGCACGTTCTCGACGTACTCGCGGGCCGCCGCGATCAGGCTCGTGATGTAGGCGTCCTCGTCGGTGCCGTCGACGCGGCACTGCACCTTCGCCTCGGCGAGCGTCACCGGCTCGACGGCCGGGGCCGTAAACCGCGTGAGGCTGCGATACGGCGTGATCGTGCTGTCTGGATGCTCCGGCGAGCCGTAGGTGATCGTGACGGTCATTTCACTCGCTTCCTTGCTTGCGTCTGAACCGTGGCCTTCTCTGTCCGCTCCTCGAGCGTGGCCGTCTCAGCGGCCTTTTCGTCAACCGACTCGATCATCCCGCGGGCGATGAAGATGCGGGCCATCCCGTCGCCCCAGTCGAAAACCTGTCCGACCCGATACCCGTTGAACGCCTTCGTTACGCGAATCTTCATTTTAAAACGCCCCAGGCTGTCTCTGGCGGCTTCTGGCCGCCGTTCCAATAGTCGGTCGTGTGCTGCTGAACCTTGCCGCCGTCGACCTCGCGGCTGGGCCAGGTGATCATCAGTTCGGCGTGGCCGACACTGATGTTCGTCGCGAGGCCCAACTTGTTGCCGGCCTTCGCGAACCCTCGCCAGAACGAGATGTCCTCGTCGACGTGCGAGCCATTCCAGTCGCCCTGCTCGTTCGGCGTGGCGACGAACCAGGGCTTCGCCATCTTCCTGATCGCCTCGGTCTTGATCAGCGTCAGGCCGAAGTGCGCCGTCTCGACGAGTTGCACGGGCTTGGAGAACCAGTCTCCGTCGACCGTCGTCTTCTCGTCGCTTGAGACGCCGGGGAGGGCGAACATCACGCACTGGCTTTCCCGCTTCGTCTGGAGCGGGGCGATGGCGTCGACGCCAGAGTGCATCATCAACGCCAGGAGTGCCTCGACGGTCTTGCTGGAGAAGACGGTGTCGTAGTCGATCGTGAGAATGGCGTCGTACTTGTCGATCACCGTCTCGATCGACCGCGTCAGGCACTGCCCGAAGAAGACCCCCGTGTGTTTGATGACGGGAATCTGATGGGGCGTCAGCGCCGAGTGGACGCAGAAGAAATTATCAGTGAAGCCGAGGCGGGGCGTGCTCATGACGGCACACACCCGCATCTCGGCTTCACAACTACCGACACGAACCAGCATCTATCGCTCCTTGTGTAGGAGCGGGCGCGCATCCTTGCGCCTTAGCCGGCCGTCATGGCCGTCCCGCTTGTTTCGGGACTAGCCACGCACCCAGGTCAGCACGCCAGCGTCGCTCGCGTTCGCGGGCGTTTCCGCAGCCCGCGACAGGCGGCCCGTGATCGCCACGGTGGCCGAAGCACCTGGGGTGTAGGACACCTTCAGGTAGCGCTTGCGGGCCTTCGTGTCGACGTCGAGCTTCACCACTGATGTCCCGGCGGTGCCGGCAGCAGAGATGGCCGGGACGGTGAACCCGCCCGTGCCGCCGGCCACGAGAGCCGTGACATCGGAGTAGTTTGTCGACACCGAGTCCGACTCTTCTACCTTGAGCACGTTCGCGAACGTCGTCGCGGCGTTGCTGGCACGCAGCACCGAGAGCGAGCAGTAGTCGTAGCCGATCGTGTCGACCGTCAGCGAGGCCGTAGCGGTCGCACCGACTGCCGCCGACGGGAGTTCCGCGACGACCTTGTCATTCTGGGCGTGAATCATCTTTGGGGTTGCTCCTAGTTAGGGTTGGTTTAGGCCGTCTTGAGGGCGACGACGGGGCCGACCTCGGTGGTGGTGCCGAGCGAGTGATGGTTCACGTCGAACCGCATCGTGCCCTGGAGGAGGAGCTGGTCGGTGGTGGCGTACACCTGATCGAACAGCCGCACCGAGAAGTCACGACGACGGGCGTAGATGCTGGAGAGGGCCATGTTGCCGAACAGCACCTTGATCTTGGCCGAGTCCGCACCGAGGGTGCTGTTCATCACATGCACCATCCGCACGGGGTAGCCGAGGAACGACTCGCCGGCGCCGGCACCGACGTTCTCGACCGTGTTGCCGCCAGCGGCATACTTGAGACGAGCGATGCTCGCCGCGTAGCCGGCGGGGCTCACATACCAGGCTGCGCCCTGGCGGGCGTAGATTGGCAGCTTGCCGATGACGTTGAGGAAGTCTTCGATGTCGAGCGTCTCGAAGGCGGTGTTGCCGGAGAGGGCCGTGACCACCGAGGCGGTGTGGGCCGCACCGTTGATCTTGTTGGTGATTCCGTTGATCCCGCCAAAATCCGAGGTGCCATCACCAAGCCAGCCGCACTGGTCAATTTTCAGCGCCAGCGAGGTGCTGAACTCAGTTGCAGCGGCATCCGCAAGCGACACTACGCCGGCCGTATCTTCGACCACTTCGGACGACATCCGGCAGCCCACGGCCAACTTCTTGGCTACGAGGCTGACGTTGCCGTAGGTCGGCTCCGATTCGGTGACGCTGGAGCCTTCGCCGACGAAGTAGGCCGTCGTGCCGGTGAGCCGCTTCGGGATCACCATCGTGTCACGCGACATCGTCACGTTCTCGGCGGCGCCGGGGAATGTGCCGTAGGTTTCGACAAGGCGGATCACGCGAGCGGCGAACTCCTCCGGGACGAGGCTTCCGCCGGCCGAGTTTGTCCCCTCGTTGAGAGCACGGGCCTCGACGCCGTTCTCGCGGCACCACCGGATGTCCGACTCACTCTTGAACACGGTGGCCTTGATCCAGCGACCGCAGCGGTAGGCGCTCTCGACGGCCTCGGGGCCGTCGTTGAACGCGCGGAGGGTCGTGTGATGCGGGTTGATCGCCCGAATCTCGACCTTCTTGGGCTGCTCGGCGACGGGGGCCGGGGCCGCGACTTCGGCGGGGGCGGCCTTCTCGACCACCGCACGCAGTTCGGCTTCCTTCTTGGCGAGGGTGCCCTCGAACTCCAGGTCAGACTTCACCGCGTCGGCTTCCGTCGACAGCTTGCGAAGTTCCGCGGTTTGCTCTTCCGAACGCTCGGCCACGTCGGCCAGTTCGGTCATCCGGGCGGCAATCGCCGCGGCACGGTCCTGAAGTCGCTTGAGGTTGCTCGCCATTTTTGGCCCTGCTCCTTGTTGAGCCGGCCAAACGCGAATGTGCGGCGGCCGGCGGGTGTATTGCCCGCAAGCACGCCGCGACAAGAATCCTCAAGTCGCTCGCACTGCTCCTCACGAAATCCTTCGTGAGGCTTATATCTTGTAATGTAGGCTGTGACTTACTTCGCGTGCAAATGAGTGGAGAGCATCACGCTCTTGAGCGCCGCGACCTGGCCGACGTAGTCGATGCTGCGGTCGCTCGCCTCCATCTGCTTCACCTTGCGTGCTGCGAAGTTCTTCGCAGGCGTGCCGCCCCACAAAAGCCACGCTACGAACCCCGGCTTCTCAGCGCCGGGCGTATCCCAGCCGGGAGACTTGCTCGCTGACTCATGCCGCGCGAACCACGCATTCATCTCGCGAACCCAGTCGGGGTTCATCTCTTCGCGGCGAGCGAGGCGGTTTGCGCGAGCGACCGTCTCCGGCTTCAGGCCGTCGCCGCTCTTGCCTTCTTCGTGCAGCTTCAGGCCACGCTTCGCCGCAGCGGCCATGCCGGCCGTGGGCTTCAGGCTGACGGCCCGCTCGTCGTCATCCTCGCTCGCCGAGACGTCGGCGTGCGCGGTCAGCTCCGACATTCTCTTGCCGAC